AAATCTTTTATATTTGTAATAGATGATAATTCTTGATTATTAAATTGTGATTTATTTGTAACTTTAATATACTCACTTTTTGTTGGCCTCTTAATGGGAACAACCATACATCTATTTAACACATTATTTGGAATAAAACTTACACTTTCCGTTAAAATAATATATACAAGATTTAAATTTTTGTGCTTAAGAGTTTGCATATAACTATAAAATATATCTAATAACTCACTATGAATATTTTGAAAATTTTTACATAATATTATTCCTGAACCATTTGGTCTACTTGATAAAACATCTAATATATGATAATATAAATCATTAAATACTAATTTAGCTTTACAGCCCAATAAAGACATGTCTATTTCAAAATGAATATCGCTAATTTTAAAAATGAAATCAGTTTTATTATCAAAATTAAAGTTCATTTTACGTTCAAATCTTAAAGAAGTAGGGCTAAATTTTTTTATATAATTCAAAGATTGTGTATATTTTCCCGTTCCAGATGGTCCGTATAAAATTAAATTGTTTGTATTTTTAATATCTGGATTGATAGTATCTAATAGAGGTAAAACTTCTTTATGCATATTATATTTATTACATTTTTGAATATAATCTTCAAATTTGCTTGATTGATATTTCATTTATATAAATTATTGAACTATATTTAATACTTAAAACCTTCTATATATTTTATCTTAATGGACGAAAATTATAAAAAATTCAAGGAATTAATAGAAACAAAAAAAGAAAAATATCCTAATATTTGTAAATTATGGAAAGGACATATTAAAGAAAAACAAAAACATTTTGATTTAACACTGAAACACGCAATAGAAGTATTAGAAACAATTGAAAGTAAGAGTAATAAAGACTTGCCTATGGAAACAATATCGTTTTTATACTTTTTATTTCAAGAAAACATACCATAATACTTGTGTAATTATGATTTAAATATACAAATATAATATATATATTATGAACTTAGCAATAAAAACACATGAGTTTGATCCACATAATATTATTATATCAGATAAAACAAAAAATAATGTTATGAGTGAAAGTGATTTTTATAGATTATTATGGAGCAATGAACACTGTTCTACAAATGGTATATTTATCCATTTTAATTTACAAAAAGTAAGAATTGACCGATATTTTAATAAAATAAAATGCGTTTTTGAAAATAATATAGATAACAAAACTACTATTACACATATAAAATCCATTGAAAGATTAATCTTAAATAAATTTAAGAACAATAAAAATAAGGATATGTCTAAACGTATTTATGAACAGCTGGAAAATGGATTTATTAAACTATATCCACAGAGTGAAGATATAGTTTATAAAGAACATGCTGAAATGAAATTTTTACTAAAAATATCAGGTATTTGGTCATCTAATGAACATAATAGTTTTGGTTTAACATTCCGTTTTTTTATAATTAACAATCAGTTTTAAGATATTCAAGTATCACATACATTTGAGATATAGCTACACCGGATAATATAGCTGCTAATATAAATCCAGCAATTAATGTATGCCTCTTTGGAGCTTTTTCATATTTATTATCAGCATATATTAATACTGTTTCCAATTGTTCTTTCCATACATATGATTGTCCTGCTATCATTATCATAGCAATCATATTAAATGTATTAAATAATCCAGGAAGGTTAGTACTAGAAAATAGATAATCCGAATGCTTTGAAAATAGCCATACAAGAGTTGCCGATTGAATAAATATTAATATAGCAGGCAAACTATTTGTTAAACAATACATAACTATCTTAAATATATATTTAATCATGTTAATTATACCATCTTCTAGTTTAAATTGTCCTAATCCAGATACCAAAACAAGAAAGAAAGACAAAAATACTGCTAAAGAAATTAATGTATAACTTAATGCTTCACTATTTTTATGTCGTATTAAGCTCCTTGAAACAAGTAACCATCCGATACCTACTATGCCTATTGCTGCTATAACATATAAAAAAAAAGACATCTTATAAGAACCATAATTGGAAACTACTGCTCCAGCTGCTTTCAACCTACGTGATAAATTACGTTTTTCTTTTGGTGGGATAAAATTCGGTGGATTGTTTTTATGAAATTTCTCAAAGTCTTCTAGCGTTTTAGCACCACGCATAGGTATGTATTCAGGAGCTTTTATTTCTTCACCACCTTTCATCTTGTATTTTAATTTACTATTTTTACCAAATTTTCTTTTTCTAACCATCGTATTGTATATATTTAGTTATTATTTTTTAATTCCTCTATTTTTCTCTCCATGTTATTAGTTTGTAAAAGTAGTAACGGAATAAGTTCAGTATAATTTATACATTTTGTTCCGTCTTTTTGTGTACCAACTAATTCAGGATAAATTTTTTCTACTTCTTGAGCTATTAATCCAAAAGAAGTAGTTTCCTGATTTTTGAAATTATATGATTTAGGAATTAAATTTCTTAATTTATCTAAATGTTCTTTTTTATTATTAGATAAATCTTTAATATTGGTTTTTAGATTTATGTCACTTGTTGTATAAAATCCTAAATCTGATTGCATGCTATTAGAAGTTGAAACTTCTTTATCTGTAAATAATGTTGTAGGTGTCTCACCCCATTGTTGTAAAGTAGAACTACTGTTATTTGAATTAAGTTGATTATTACTATTATTATTATTATTATTATTAGACCACGATTTAAATCCAGACATTTATATATTACGTCAATTTAAAAAAAATATAGTATTTTTTTATAGTAAGATGAATAACTCTTTTAATACACATACAAATAATGCTTTAATTCAGAGAGAACAAACATATGTGATAGAAAAAAAACTTCTAACTGTTCATTCTGAAGATAGAGATTTTACACAGTTCCCTAATAGTAATCATTTTTCATTAGCTATTGGTGAATCAATGAATAATGTTGAATCAATGCGATTGGTTAGTTACGCATTTCCAAATAATTGTTATAATATTTCTACATCGTATCAAAACACAAAATTAGCATATAATTATACTAGAGAATACGTATTTGATGCCGTCGATGTTCCGTTAGGACCACCTACATTATCTCCTGATGATATTAATGCAGGAGGTTCAGGAGCAACCGGAGGTGCTGATTTTAGATTAGGAGTATTTCAAAATGTTTTAGAAAATCTTTTCCCTGGAATAATTAGACCATATTTAAGCAGTTCTTTGGGCGGCCAAATAGACCCATCCTCTTCATATATACCAAGTGCTAATCTCAATACTGACTGGAACCTTCCAGACGGTGAAAGAGGGATGATTTATACTTCAGCAAGAACTTTACAGCCAAATGGAAACATTGAACCTAATATTAATTTCGCAACACTAGGATTACCAGATGATATTGACGTTTTATATGAAAATAATAACGATGAATGGATTTCGATTAAACAGGAATTACCATTTAAAAATACAAACATCGGCGCACAATGGCCTGATAATTTAGATGGCTGGAGGGAAGATGGACCAGTTCCAGAGGCAGATTGGACAGGTAGATTTAAAATAGTATTTTCTCTTCAAGATAAAATTATTACATTACCTGAAGGAGCATATAGCCCTAATAATTTAGCGTCTACTATTCAAAATAAAATGAACGAACAAATTATGTCTTATGCTAATGCTATAGGTCACCAAATAGTTGGACTTACATTACTAGTAAATACAGACGTTAATACTTTTGGCCGTATGCGAAAACCAGCCGACAACCTAGGAAATTCTGCTTCCCCGAATGGACCTTATTATGTACAAGATACACCCTATTATAATAACGGAGCAATTAAAGTATTCAAACCAATGGTGGTTTTTTATAATAATTTAACGAATAATATGGTAATGGGGGCTACTGAAGGTTCATTTGAATTATTAGCAAATTGCGAACTGAAATATAATTTTGAAAAATGTAGCCCTAACAAGTTTATGTTTTCACAATACACTAAATGGGGTCTTCCATATTATATGGGATTTAATAAAGAAATGTATTATTCATTTAATATTGATATCAGATCCGGTATTTTACTAAACGACGATTCAGCTTTGGATAGCCAACCACTTGATTTACAAAAAAAACCTATATTAAATACATATATGTCTAACTTAAATGGTCTTATTTTATACAATAATCAGGGTAATAACTGGATTGAACCTACAGGTGGTAAAGAAATTATATTTTATAAACAAGAGGCAACCCCTGTTGTTCAAACACAATATGCAGGAATGGCCAATACCACGGTTAGCATTTTAAGTTCTCCAAATAATGTTAATTTAATGGGGGAAGATTGTATTTATATGGAAGTTGAAAAATATAATACTATACACGAAATTTATCCATTTTCTGAAAGAACAAATACTATGTATAATTGTGATTATGGCCATAAAAGTGCCGCTGCATTCGCAATAATACCTTTAACTCAAACACCCTTTGGATCAGAATTAGGAAATAGAATGAATATGAATACAAATGTTTTTATGACGGATCCACCAATAAAAAATATTAATAGATTAGAATTTAAATTTAGATATCACGATGGACGGTTGGTAGATTTTAAAAATTTACCTTTTAGTTTTGTTATTGAGTTTAATATTTTACGCGAAGAACAAGCACGTAATAAGATAATCAGAATTCCACATTTATATTAAAGTTGTTCTGTAACCCAAGAAACAGTTATATCTTCGATTGATTTTCCTTTCATATTAATAAATCTTGGCTTTTTCATCTTATCTGTTTTGTAAAACACATAAGGTCCATACTTCCCCTTTCTAATAGATATGTTTTCGTTTAATTGTTTTATAATAGAACTTCCACTTTGTTTACCATTTTTAATAAAAGGAATCACATCGTCTAATACTATTTCATCTTCCGTTTTTTCCAACTTTATTGATATATTTTTTCCGTCGATAGTCACATATAATCCAAATTTACCCTTTTTTAATACAACTTCCTGATTTTTATATTTTCCCAAAATATTTTTTTTATAAGCAACCTGAATAATATCCTTTAATTTATACTCACCTCGTTTTAATTTTTCAATATCAATATCTTTTTTAACTGATTTAAATTTCAGTTTTTCGCCTTCTTTATATGCAATTACAGGACCATACTTACCTATCATATAAGTATGCTTTTCATCTATTTTTATAGTTAATTTATCTTGACCCTTTAAATCTTTAGATAGTGACTCTATTTGTTTATTACATTCATCACATAAACCGTGCCATATTTTTTCACCTTTTGAGATTTTATCCAAATCGTCTTCCATATTTTTTGTGTAATCATAATTAAATAGCTCATCAAAATGCTTTTCCAAAAATTCATATACAATTACACCAATAGGAGTAATAACTAATTTATTCTTTTCATTTCCAAAAACTCTTTCACTTTCATTTTCCTCTAATTCATCTCCTATCAATTGAAAATCCACACATTTGATTTTTTTACCTTCCACGTTTTGTTTTTTAACATAATTTCTATCTTGAATTTTTGATATCAAACTTGAAAATGTCGAAGGCCTTCCAATACCTTTCTTCTCTAACATTTGAACCAAACGGGCTTCTGTATAATTTTTCTTCAAATCCTTTAATGTAACATTGCTATTAATTTCTTCATACTCAACTATTAAGTCTTTTTTTATTTTCAAGAGTTTATCATAAATATTATTTGTTTCTTCGTACCCAGCAACAGCTTTCCAACCGGGAAATACAACTTGTTCTTCACTATGTTTATATAAATGATTATCGGGAGAAGTAATTTTTGCTGTAATAGATAAATATTTAGCTGGTGCCATACAACTTTCGACCGTATTTCTCCAAATTAAATAATATAACTTTGCCTCCTTAGCAGTAATTTTACCTTTTTCCACCATCTTTTCAACGTCTATTTTTGTAGGCCTTATAGATTCGTGTGCTTCTTGTGCGTTATTTTCATTTTTCTTTTTAGATTTCTTTTTCTTCTTCTTCGTTTTCTTTTCTTCGACTTCTTGTCCAATAGTAATACCATTAATAAACGGACTAACATAATCTGTCCCATATTTATTAGCAATAAATTTACTAGCATTATCTGTAAATTCCTTACAATATTTCACGCTATCTGTTCGCATATACGTAATATGACCACCTTCATAAAGAGTTTGAGCAAGTCTCATCGTGATTTTTGGACTATATCCAAATTCATTACTGGCTTTTTGTTGTAAAGTAGAAGTAGTAAAAGGTTTTGGAGACATTTTTGTTGATTTTTTTGGCTTACTTACATTACATTTATGTTCAAACTCAGCACTAGATTCTAAGAAATCTCCCATTTCTTCTTCATTAGTATGATTATGATTTAATGTATAACTTTCTCCCAAAAATTTACCTTCTGTATTATATACCTTTCGACCAGGTGATTTATTAATCTCTTGTTGTTGGTCATATACTAATCTTAAGGCAGGTGTTTGACATCTACCAGCACTTAAACTTGTTTCACTCTTCCTAGTGATATGTTTCCACAATATAGGACTAATAGTATATCCTACCAAAAGGTCCAATACTTGTCTAGCTAATTGTGCGTTAACGGTGTTCATATTAACAATAGTAGGATTTTGAATAGCGTTTTGAATAGCAGGTTTTGTAATTTCGTGGAAAATAATTCGTTTTGTTGTATTCAAATCTAAATTAAACATTTTACAAATATGCCAAGCAATTGCCTCTCCTTCCCTATCATCATCTGTAGCAAGTATAACTTCATCCGCATCTTTAATACTTCTTCGCAATTGCGAAATATATTTATTTTTACTTGGTATAGCACAAAATTTAACCTCAAAATTATTATCATAATCTATGCTTTTCAAACCATTTTCGATTTGACGAATATGTCCAAAACTTGCTACACATTTATATCCAGTTCCAGCATAACTTGCTATCTTTTTGGTTTTTGCGGGAGATTCACAAATTAAGAGCTTCATTATTATAAATTTAATAAAATAGTATCTTATTAAATCAATTTTATACATCTAAATTAAGTTTTTTATACTCACCCCATGTTAGCTTATTTTTCCCCCGGTCTTTCTTTTTTCTTTGTCTAGATCTCTTTTCTTCTTCCTTTTTATCCTTTTTTAAAGCACTATCAATATATAATTTTTTTAATATTTGACCCACCCTTACTGAAGCTTCGTGTTGATCCATTACTCCATCTTCTACATCTTTAAGCGCCATGATAAATTGACCCATTATATTAATATCTAATTCGTTCTTCTTTAGCTTATTGAATAAATTAAAATAATGCGTAAATAACCAATTGCATTGTGTATCTATCATCGTATCTACTGTTTTTTTATCCAACCGTGTATATCTTTTTTTTATATCCAACATAATGGATACTTGATCCTTAATTTTAGAACTATGTTTAAGTTTTCTAATTTTTTCAGTATTATCGGACGAATCACTTTCCTTTAAAAGTTCGTTAAATTTTAGACGTGTTTCATCATCTATTTTAATTTTACTCATATATGTTATCTATTATTTTATCTATTTATATATTTTTATTTGCTATATATATAATGAAAAATAATATTCGTTTAAAAATTAGAGATTTTGTTAGACGCGGCGGAAGAAGAGTTACTGAATTTCAGGCTACTTCTCCACAAGTGTCTGCTACTAGTCCAACTGACCAATTGAATATGAATATAAAAAATCAAAAGGCTGGTGATTTAGAATTGGCAGATATGAATAAAAAATTAGCCGGAGGAGGTGTTGTTGCACCTCAAATGCAACAAGCTGGTGCTGAAGGTAATAAAGCAATCGCTGGTGGATTAGCGTCAGGTTTACAAGCAAATGCTGACGGAGTGCACGATAACGCTGTGATGAATGCAGATGATGTCGGTAAAACAGAATCAACAGTAGGGGTAGGAGGAAGAAGGAGAAAAAGAAAAACAAAACGAAGAAGAAAGAAAAAGAGAAGAAAAACAAAGAGAAAAAGAAAATAGCGAAGAAAATCTAGAAGAAAACGTAGAAAAAGTAAAAGAAAAAGAAGAAGATAATTAAAATAAAATATAAAAAATTAAAATACCATTATATTTTATTATGGACTTTTTAAATATGGGACCACTCAGTATAAAATTTAAAGATATATCATACTTTTTTTTAATTATTATCGCATTTGGAATTTTACATTTAACTGGGTTTATTATGGTAAGATTAAAAGATTTGGAAACAAATTGGCCCGTTCATAGATGTAATCCTATGACTATGCCGTTTGCTAGTTATTTAGGACACGACCCCATAGCAAATTTTACATATTGTGTTGGAAATATTCAAAAAGATATGATGGGATTTTTCTTAGAACCCCTGCAGTATATTTTAAAAAATATAGGAGGCTTAGGCGATTGGATTTTGGGAAGACTTAATTTACTAAGAGAATTTTTTAATATGTTCCGCAAATTTTTAAGCACTATGGTTGGAGATATTTATGGAATGTTTGTAAATGTACTTATTCAAGTTCAAAGTTTAGTAATAAAGTTAAAAGATACTGTAATGAAACTTATTGGTATTTTAATGACCTTTATGTATCTTATTCAAGGAGCAATGATGACTGGGCAAAGTATAAATGAAGGACCAATCGGCGAGACCATTAGATCCGTATGTTTTCACAAAGACACTCCAGTAACATTAAAAAATGGAACTACCTCATTAATGAAAGACATAAAATTAGGAACTATTTTAGAGAACGGTGCCGAAGTTTATGGAGTATTAACTCTTAAAGGTGATAAAAATAATCCTTATTATAAAATTTGGAGTGATAAATTAGATAATCATATTTATGTTACTGGTGAACATAAAATATTAGTTGATATGAAAAATAGATTAGATATTGAATCCTTTAAACCTGTAAAAGAACTTAGTTATGCTCTTAAAACTGATATTTGCGATGATGAATTAAGCTGTTTAATTACTTCTAATCATAGAATACCCATAGGAGAATACACATTTTGGGATTGGGAAGATTAATTTATTAGAATATTATCCATTTATATATTAATGGACACTATTCCCGAAACATTTAATTCTTATTTTAACAAACTTTATATGAAGGAAACATATTTGGATAAATATGGCGGATCTGTTGTCGTAACTGCTATTAGTTTGCTTATTTTCTTTTGTATTTTTTCTTATTTTTATGTTCAAGCCAAAATGGATCCAATAAGACAAAACTGGGTCAACGAAAGGTGTAAGCCAGAAGTTATGCCTTTTGCTGGACTAATAAACGCACCCAAAGGTACTTCCAAAATTACTTATACCGCTGATAATTTTACGAAATGCACTATAGGTATTTTAGGTGAAGTTGTACAATATTTTACAGCTCCCTTGTATTTTTTAACTAACATGACAAGTAAATTTTATATGATGCTTATGAATGTTGTTCAAGCATTTAGAACAATGTCTTATTATTTGAGAATGAAAGTAAAGAAAATGATTGGATATATGGTAGCACGCATTTATAACGTCATGATACCTGTTCAACGTATGTTTATAAAATTAAAAGATACTTTAAAAAAAACTGAAGGAATAATGGTAACAGGACTTTATACAGTATTTAGTGCCTATTTAGCCATTAAAGCATTCATGGGTTCCTTTTTAACTATATTAATCGTAGCTTTAATTATTTTAGTAACAGTCATTATTGCTTTATGGATTTTACCATTTACGTGGCCCGCTGCAGCAGCATTGACTGCCTTTTTCGCTATTCTAGCAATTCCCATAGCTATTATTGCTGGATGGACTGCCCATATATTAGATATTCAAAGTAGAAGTGTACCCAATAAACCAGGTTGTTTCGATAAAAATACCAAAATAGAAACAAAAGATGGACTTAAAAGTATTAGTAAAATAAGGTCGGGAACCATTTTAGAAAATGGCGATAAAGTAACCGCTTCGTTTAAAATAGCAAGCAACAATGATATGTATCATTTTAATAATATGATTATTAGCGGAACACATAAAGTTTTACACGATAATAAAGGATGGGTTTTTATTAAAGACCACCCAGAAAGTATTAAAATAGAAAACTATTGTGAACCATATATATATTGTATTTCTACTGAAAGTAAAAGAATAAATATTAATAACTATAAATTTTTAGATTGGGATGATATTGAACCTATAGATATTATTAAATTGAAAAATTTAGATTATTTACATACACATTCTTCATTAAGCGACATACATAAACATTTGGAATCGGGTATTGATGGAAATAGTTTAATCGAATTAGAAAACGGAAAAGAAATATATTTAAAAAACGTTCAAGTGAATGATATATTGAGAGGTGGTGAAAGAGTATTGGCTACTATTGAAATAGATACGAAAAATATAGCATATGTACGAAAATATTTTTTCAATGATTATGAAATTATAGGGGCACCAAATCTTCATATTTGTGATGTTGATTTAGGAAATTTTAACACATTAAATAAATTTGGGAAAATTATTCAAGGACATGAAAAACTTTACCATTTAATAACCAATTCTGGATTTTTTATGGTCAATAATATAAGACTAAGAGATTATAATTCAGCCATTGAAAATATTTTAGACGTTAGAGATAAATTATATGCTCTCTCTTAATTTTTATCTATTAAATATGTATAATATGGAAATTAAAGTTTTAGGATTTAAAGCAAGAGTTGAAGTTATCGTTGTTTCAGTAATAATAGGAATGTTATTATGTAGTCACTTAATCTGTGGATGTGTTACACAAGAAGGTATGGCTACCGCTGGTGCGGCGGTTGGTTACAATATGAGCAATGGTGTTCATAATGATAAATATGATTCTAAGGTTAATATGGGTGAAGTTGCTGGTGGACATAAATTATCTCCTGTTGTTCCTTTACCAGAAGGTCAATTATTTATGTGGGCAAATAATGAATTTACTGGAAAATGTTGTGATAATTCTAATGTTAGTAGTGGAGACGGATGCGCGTGTATAACAAAAGAACAAGCATGTTATTTAAATTCTCGTGGTGGAAACAGAAGTTCAGACAGTGAATTTTAATTAATTAAGTATAATATTACTATTTAATATATTAATATTATATATTATGTCTGAACCACAAATGCAACCACCACTGCCTGCACTTGATACGGCAAGAATTTCACAGATAAAAAATCTTGTAAAATCTAAAGGATTTTCGTATGACGAATTATCAACAGTAGATATAAGTCCCGATGGTTTATATGAAATTATTTATAATTTTATAATAAAAAATTATCCAAACTTCCCGAACACATTGAACAATCAACTTCAAACATTTATAACAGCAATGAATAACATTCAGCAAATAAGTCTTGAAAGGTTAAATTTAATCGGAGAAACTGAAAGAACTCGGACCCTCACCTATATCAGTAACTTTTCAGGATTTGGTCGACAAATAAATGATGCTCTTAACAATATATTATTCACTTATAAAGAATTTTTCGGAAATATTTCTATATGGAATGTTACCAGCGATGCGCTCCATCAAGTACCTTTTGGTCAACAAATCGATACATTGGATTATTTATTACCCGAATTAAACATTTTATTTCTAGATAACAGAATCACATTATTAATTCCTTGCCATGATAAATTTATGAAGCAAAATAACGAGACGTTCTTATCTAGTCCTGCTTCTTCTCTTCAAGATTTCAGACTAAGATCGCATATAGGAAGTCCTTGGGAGAATAATGATGAGTTTCAAGATGCTGATAGCGACGATGATGGTGATAGTGATGATGATGGTGATGGTGATGGTGATGGTGATGGTGATGAAAACTCAGAACCCACAGGGGTTGTCACCGCGCGAGCACAATTGGTAGCTACTCATGGAGATAATAATAGACTTATTCAAGAAGCCCGAGGCCAAATAATACAATTACAATCAGATATAGAGAGAGAGAGAGCAAAAAGATATCCAGGCCGCGTAGTCCCAGCGGAACGGCGCCGTGCTAGACAAATACAACGTATTCGTAATCAAATCGCAAGAATTACAAGGAGAATTTCTTTCCTGGAAAGATTAAATCGAGGATTAGATGATACAATGATGATTCAAAACGAAGCCACGTTCCGGAGATTAAATGCCGACGCACAAGCCGAAGCCCGAGCCCGAGCACAAGCCCAAGCAGCATCCGCTGCCGCAGCCGCAGGCAAATCTGAAGAAGAGGACGACGACGAGGAAGAGCCAGAGGGCAAAGTGGGACCTTTATTTGAGGATGATTATTAGATGATGATTGAATATAATCAAGAATAATATTATATAAAACTAATTACTAATGTTTATATAATATGGGAAATTTATGTATGACGGACCATGATTATAACGATATAACAAGAGAAAGTTATTGTTATAAATGCAACGATACATTTATTGTTGATACTGGTGGTTATTCTCAAAGAAGGTCTTGTAGATATCACGATTTTAAAGACGGATATTGTATAAATTGTAGATGTACTGAAAAAAAAGCACCATATACTTGCTATCATATAAAAAAACATTATTGGTGGAAATTATGTTAAAGAGAATCTAATGCATCTCTTCGATTTACCATTGGATATAATTGTTCGTCCAGGTTATATCTTAATAAAGCGGCAAATCCAGCCGTTAAAAATACAAAACAATGCCATAAACTATGGTATTTTACATATATATCATTATACCAATGTTTTACAGCTATGGTATACATCGCAATAGCCGTAATACCACAACTTATTAATAAAAAAGAATATATTTTAAATCTTAATAAATATCTCTTCATCGTTCTCCATTTTAATATACAAACTATAGTACTACAAACAGATAGATACCACGTTATTATTAATGATTGATTTAAGTTTTTCCATAAATATACAACTAAAACAATATTTTCTACCGCAAAACTTGTTATATAAAATTGTGGTTCCCTTACCCTTAAACCATATAAAACTGTTGTAAAAATTAATGATGATGCCGCGTAACTATCCAATAAAGCCCAATTATCATAATCATAATCATTTGTAAATTTATCATCCCCCAAGACATGATGTGAGTGATATAATAATGAGAAGGTTACTCCATATAGAAATTTAATTACCATAAAAATAGAAGCCATATCTTTTCGTCTTTTCCAAGTCCATAAAAATACACCAATAGGAAATAGTGCTACTCCGTGAGTTGTTAATAACCAATAAGCCATTAATTTATTTTAAATGCGTATCTTTATTATGATTTTGTAATTGATAAAAATGTATTATAATTCATTTCACAATACTCGCAATAACGTATAGGAACAGATAATTTATAACCATCTAAGCAATCTATATTATCATCAATCCAATTATGGTCGCATTTATAACACATATATTTATTGAATTTTCCCATCTTTTCCTTTTCTTCTTTTAATGCTATTTCTAAACGAGCAATCTTATTTGAAGTTTTTCGTTTATATTCCAATATTCCATCAAATGTGTTTAATAAAATACACGAGCCATTCTCTTCTATTTCCATTAAAAAAATATTTATAAATGACTTTAAGTTATTTATAAATATGTTACTATATATGAAATTTATTATTTTATTGCTTAGCTTATTATGTATTGTAAGTGGATATTCAACGAATAAACCACGTGTGTGGGAAAGAATTCCTCAATATTTTGTAAGTAATCGTGTTGTAGGTTTTTTAAATGAAAATAGGATTACAAACTGTTTTGAATATGTTGAAACAGAAACAAATTTATTATTAAAATGTTGGAGGGACAATAAATTAACGGATGTTTCTATTGAAATAAACCCTGGTAAGAAAGACCAAAAGCTAACATTTATGGGACTTAGTGTAAGTATTTAATACCATTTATACACTCTTACG